GTTTTCATAACAAATACGTACGGCGAAACTCCGCTTCTACTCCTTTCGATAGTGCCGGTTAGCCCTGCGAAAAATCCTTTCTTTAAAACGACGGTTTTTCCGATGTAATCATCGGTCAGTTTCGTTTTCAATCTGGTCACCACCTTTAAAAATCGAACTCACCCGTTTCCAGCTCGCGCACGACGCCAACCTGCGGAATATATATGATTTCCGCAAACTCTCCCTCGCCGCCATCGCGCCCTTTGTTAATGCCGACCAGCCCACGCCCTTGCTTATAGTCAGTATCAACCGCAATCAGTAAATAAGCGTCCTCAAGAAGCTGTTTTGTTTTCTTGACGTCCTCGCGGGCTGGCAACTCAAGTTCGCGGTTGCCGTCCTCGTCCTTGCCCTCTTTGCCTTCATCCGCCTGTGTAATTGCGATTGTTACGACTTGCATGCGTCCGGTCAATCGGCGTAATTTTTTCGAGGTTTCCGCCGCGTCACCGCCGGCAGTTTTGCTTGTATTGCGCTCGTAGTCGAGGTAATAAAACGGATCAATGACGACTACGTCCGCATTGGTTGCTAAAACATCCGCCTCTAAATCGCGCAATGTCCGCCCATAAAAGTCCTTGTCGTCAACCGCGCGGACCGTTATATTTCCCGCAATTTCGTCGTTAACCGTGTCGACAAAGAACCGGAATGCCGTTTCGAATTCGGGCGCCAGTTTGCCATTGCGCAACTCGTCCGCATTGAAGCCTGCCGCAAGGTCCATGCCATTAAATTCTGCAGTTGCAATTCCTTTGCGTCCGCTCATGCTGACAAATATCCGCACCCATACCTCGAACCACGACATTTCCATCGACCATATCAGCACGTTCGCGCCCTGTATTGCCATTTCTACGGCGTCCTCTAACGCCGTAACTGACTTGCCCCGACCGGACTTACCGTATACGACGTACAAGTTACCGGAAGTATAGTTGCCGATAACGCCGAACTTCGATTTCCAAACACGGAAGCTGTCGCCAGCTTTGCGCCGTTCGTACTCCGACAGGAACTGTTCGCCAACCGTTCGTAAATCTGTTCCCACAGTTTTGCGAACCTTTGTTCTTATTGTAATACTTTCCAGTTCTTCCGTCAACCACTTCGCAAAATTTTCAAAATCTGTTTGGGAGTATTTTTCGAATTCCTTGCCGCTCACCAAATCATTAAACATGCGCTTGCCCGCATTGTCCTTGATTTTACGTGCGAGAAACTCGTAGCTGTCCTCGACATTTGGCTGATAGTCGAACGCTTGGCACTCGGCAACAACGGTGCGAAAGTCCGGTGCCTGTCCGCGATTTCGCTCGGCATAATCGACTATAAAGCGGTAAGTTTCACGCTCACCTGCCGTGCCAAAGTGCGACTCGTCGACGCCGAAGCGTTTGAGCGCTGCGACGTCGTTATTGTCGATGACTTTCGATAGTAGCATTTGACCATAATTCAAGCGATCACCCCCGTAATTTCTTGCCATCCGATATTCCGCATTTATAAGCTAGTTGAATTGCGTTGATAACCTTTCGAAAATCACGCGTAAATGTCGCGTCCTCGGGTTCAACCGCATCGGATATTATCATTAACGTTCTTCCGGCGTTCGACAACTTAATATATCTTGCGTTTTCCTTTCCGCAACCGTTGTTTGGCTGTTCTTCTTTTTCTTCGTCTGTTAAATCGCCAAATGTAACAAGCTCAATTTTTAACATCACTGTCGCCTCCATTAAATACATGTTAACAAAAATTTGTGAGCCATTTGCACAAACTTTGTACATTTTATTATCCTATGAAAGAGTTTCAGCTAACGTTTGTAAATCCTCCGCCAACTCCTCGTCATCAACTTCAACATCGTGGGCCATGTCGATAAGAAATTCCTTCAATGCATTTATGTCGTTATACATTGCCTAAACCTCCTTTAATGCGGAATCAATCTCCGCAATTTTCGCCTTATATTCCTCGTCGCCAAACTCAGCTAACAACCGCGCGTAATCGTTCCGTTCATCCAACAATTCGTTTATTCGCCGCTCACGCTCCCGTGCTTTGTTATACCGTTCAATTTCTGGCGCAACCTTCGGCAGTCGGCCACTTCGCCCGCGGAAGTCGACAGTCGTAAACATAACTGCAACGTCACCGCCTTTATGCGACGCCAAATATTCCTCGGCCTTGTCTGCCTTGGCGATTAATTGAAGGTCCTCCTCGTCAGCTTCGAGCCATTCAGCCGAATAAACGTCGGTTAGTTCGTAAACAGTTTCCGTCCACTCCGCTTCGGGATAATAATGCTGTTCAACGCGCCAGCTGTCGACGGTAAAAAGTCTGTCGGGATAACCTTCGCAAGTAACAAGGTCGCCAAAGTTGAACTTCATCGGCTCCCACCGAACTCTTTCTGAAATTGACTGCGCATTAGCCCGGCAATGTCGGAACAAAGACTCGTTGGTGTCGCACAAAGTAGCCCGTCCATTCCGTAAAGTTCGACAAAATCGAATTCCGTTAAGTGTTCTAACGATTTGCAAAACCCCAGTTTTGGGCAGAAATTTTCGCCGTCAAAATATCCCCTATATTCCTTCCCGTCTCCGTAATTTCCTGCGAACACAAAAATCCGTTGCATAGATTTACCTCCGCCCCCTCTTACTTTCGCCTTCAAATTTCAACTCTGCACACATGTCACGCATACGGTCGTACAATCGGTTGTCGAAAACACGCGCCATATCCTCGATTGGCAAATTGCTAGTGTAAACGGTCGGCATGGCGTTTGTCACACGGTAATTAATGACGCTATGCAAATCTCCACGAAATCCCTCCGTCGCTTGCCTTACACCAATATCATCAAGCACCGCAAAAGGCGCTTGTTTTGCGCGCTCCATTGCGGAATAATATCGTCTCGCCGCCGGCTCGGCGATAGAGTCCGGTACTCTTGCACGATTAAACTCGTTATAGTCCGTTTGCCACGAATTTACGTCTAAAAAGTATGCCGGCGCTTGCAACGGTTGCCTATTCCGCTGCAAGCTGCCAAGAAAATGCGTGACTAGCCAAGCGTTTAACACCGCGACAGCCGACGTGGTTTTGCCGGTGCCGGGCGACTCGCTGAAAAGGTATAGCGATTTAATACGTTCGCCGTCCGCCTCGAATTGTCGCTCGAACGTCCGCACGTAAGCGTCAAGCGCCTTGTAAACTGCCAGTTGGCTGTCCCGTGCCGGCGAATTGTCAAGCGTCACATAGCGGTAGTCAGCCGGCACGTTAGCCGCGCCAACTCGACCGCCGTCGCCGTTTAGTCCGTGAAAAGCTACGCAAGCGTCGGTCATTGTCGGCATGTATTCGCCGTCGGCTTGGCGCGAGTATGGCGCCAGCAAGCAACGGTGTCGTTTCATTTGTGGTCACCTCCGTAATTTCTTGCCGTCTTTTATTCCTTGTACATACGCTAACTTAATCGCGTCTATAACCGAGCGCAAATCTCTATTGAAAGTCGCATCTTCCGGTTCAATTGCGTCGGACAATATCATTAACGTTTGACCTGCGTTTGATATTTTAATATAGCGAGCGTATTCTTTGCCGCACCCATTGTCCGGTTGAGTTTCCTTCTCTTTTTCGGATAAATCGTCAAAGTAAACGAGTTCAACCTTTAACACACCGATCACCTCCGTTTTATTCTTAAAACAACTCGTCCATACTCATTCGTAAGTGTTGATAAGTCTCAAAAGAACAGTCGTTAATGGATTCCTCTATCGCGGTTATTGCGTTCTTGATTTCGTAATCAGCCTCCGCCTCACGTTCCGCGGCTTTTGCAATTAATACAAATTCAGGCGTTCCCCAAATCAGCCCTTTAACGCTTTTCAACCGAGCCACCTCCGTTAACCATTCGGTTATAACGACGCTTTATCAATTCCGAATTAAATTCGTTAATGTAAGCGTCTAATTGATCGTCATTCAGCGCTTTTAAGTCAGGAGGTACTAAAACGACGTCATCACCGGCGACTATTCCGTAATAAGTGCGGTATTCATTGCGGATAGAATCGTATGAAATCACGTCGAATTCTTTTCCGATTTCTTCGGCGTACCAATATGACGGACCTGACGATCTTATAATGCGAATTTTCAACGGCTACACCTCCTCGTCATCGCGCGAGTCGTCGACGATTCTTTCTAATAGATTAGTATTCATTTTACTTTTAATATTGCAAGTAGGCGGGTTTGTATTTAC